GACCATGTGATGATCTCCAGACATAAAAAAACCGCCCGGAGGCGGCTGATTGGGGTGAGTGAAACTATTCCCAGATTTGAACTTCGATCGTCGCCCGGTATAAGCCGGTGTCAGATTCGTAACTTTTGGTACCCATGAGGGAGGTTGGCATTAAAGGCTTGAGCGCTTCTTTGGCCTGAGCCCGGATAGCCGTTGCCTCGTCGATCGTTGTGGCATAAACGTCAATCTGGACGGAGTTCGACGACGCCCCGGACTGCCCGCACATAACGTCATCTTCATTATCTGACGGCAGGCTGAACACCAGCCACGGCGCAACGGTGCCCTGTGGCGCGACATACGGAAAAACTTTGCCGTTGCACAGCCCGCCGATCAGAGGGTAAATATCGGCTTCGGTCATTTTGACAATACCTCATCAATGGCCTTGTTCAGCTCATCAAACCCGGCCTGTGCCGCCAGCTCCTGGTTGGTATCGTAGGCTGGACGAACAAACGGATTAGCGGGCATCTTTGATGTGCCGAGCTCGATGAACCGCCAGTAAAAGGCGTTATTACGGCTGGCACCCTTGGTTGTGTTATCGCTGTTCGTTCCGTTGGGATTGGTACCGCGGATATGAACACCGGCCACCGCTTCACCTGGTCCTGACTTACGGCTCACCACGACAATGTTGCGTGCCAACTTCCCGGTGCGCTTCGGCGCGCCTTCTTCTACAGCGTCACGGATCACTTCAGCGCCAGCCCGCGCGGCCTGATTGAGTACCTTTTTGGTTTCGGCTTTGCTCAGAACGGACAAATCCTCCGCCAAATTGAGAAGGTCGCTAAAATCCAGATTGGCTCCGATCATTGCTTTATCCCCTTCTCACAAAGAATCTCAAGACGCGTGCCATTTTCTCCGCTGAGCACTGATTTCACATCGTAGATTTCATCGCTGCCGGTAGGAGGAAGATGAACAATTCTCCAGGCGGCCGTCGGCACCGCATCAGGATATTTCCTGATCCAAATGCGCGTGGTGGTACCAGCTACTTCAGCGCCTGAATCCAATAATTCCCGACCAGATATATCAGAGATATCCGCCCGGACAGATTTGACATCAACCCAGCCGGTACTGGGCTGCCCTGACGGCAAACGCCCTTCTCCGGGCTTTTGCAGCATAACGCGGTTCCGCATTCTCCCCGCTTTCATAGGCCGTATATCCGATAGGGTTGAAGAAGCGCTTCGACAGCAAAATCAAAGGTACTCGTGATATTGCCCACGTTTACTGCTTCGCGGTTCTCATACCAATGTGCAATGAGAAGGAGCATGGCTGTTTCAATATCCTCCCCATACAGCAAGGCGTCAGGGTCCAGTAAATATGCTGGTTCAGCTTCTTCGTAATACATTTTGCGGCGGGTATAGTTCTCGACATATCGGACAGCAGCCTTAATGCGAACATCGAACCAATCATCATCTTCAGTGAATTCCTGCTCAATATTGCAGTGATGCTTTGCCTTATCGATTGTCAGCATAATTCCGCCCTATTTTTTCTTTGTTTTTGGCTCTGGCTCTGGCTCTGGCTCTGGCTCTGGCTCTGGCAGGTTATTTGCTTCGCCGCCCGGCACCAAGCCAGATAACGAAAGATTTACCTGCACTTCAACTGCATACCCCTTAGCGACCAGTTCACGCCCATGCTGTTCATTGGTTTCAAAGGTTTCCTGCTCTACCACAACGTTGCTGTTGTGATAAATCGGCTTAATTGCGATTAATTTCATTGTGATCACCACAAATAAAAGCGGCCATGCGGCCGCTTATGAGATGAAAGCAGATTAGGTGGTTGGGCCACCTGAGAAGGAACCATAAATGAACGCTTCCGGGCGCTTAACTGCCAGCGCCAGACGCTCTTCGCAACGGATCGAAATCATGTTCTTTTCGAAATCGTCGGTGTTCTCGGTGCTGATCACCACGTTGGCGTCTTCACGGTCGAACAACTGAGCGGCGGCATTAAAGGCACCCGTCAGGAATTTACCCTGGAAGGCGGCAGTTTCTGTGGCCACGACCGGCAAGCCCCACAGTGTAGGCCCTGTCAGAGCTGAAGGGTTCGCCAGAATGTAGCGGCCCAGCGTGTCTTTCGTCAGTTCGATCTTCGCCCAGTCGATGAAGTGCAGGACATGGCCTGATGCTGGGAAACGCGCCAATTGTGCCTGCAACATTGCCAGACGCAGATCATCGATGCCGTTCTGCTGGTCTACCGAGAATGCCGGGTCGAACGCAGAGGCTTGAGGCACGATGCCGTGAAGGTGTACGCCGGTACCGTCGCCGAAGAGAATTTCCTGCTCTTCAACATATTTCAGGCCGTAGCGCATTTCTGCGTCCACCGTTGATTGCAGCTGAGCAAAGTCATCGAGGATCTGTTTCGATGCTTTGAACATGTGAGCAATGGTGGTGACCGGGGTGATTCTGGTGGCGAATTCAATGCCGCTGTAAGGTTTGGTTGTCCCTTCCGCGACAACCTTCGCCGCGTTGGTGAAACCGGTCTGCTGTACCCAGAAAATCGCTGGTGCGCCGGTGCGACCAGGAGCAATCAAATCGCGGATGAACAAACGCTGTTTTGGTGCTGTATCAATGCCAGGCAGGCGCTGAGGTTCGACTACCCCGTTGGCAACGTCTGTGGAAAGAAGCGCTGCATTCACGGGAATGTTTACACGTTTGCCGCCTTCAATGCTCGCCGCGAAATTCTTGAGTGCTTCGGAACTGATCACCACTTTGCCCACGGTCTCCACAACCTTCGCGGCATTGTTCAAAGGCATGCTGGCAACATGCTGCTCCAGCTCACCCATCGCGGCTTTCAGTGTTTTGTTCGCTTCGGTCAGCGCATTAAACTCGCTTGCAATTTTATCAACCGCCTCTTTGGTCTGAGCAGAAAGCTGACCTGAGTTTTTTGCTTCTTTCAAAGCATCCTCGGCCTTCTGACTGAAGGTGCCAGAGACTTCTTCGAGTTTAGCGGATACTTTTTTCAGTAATTCATTAACGTCTGACATGGTGATTCCTTATTTGCCGAACGCGGCCAGCGCGTCTTCAAGTTGTTTGATGTTTTCAGGGTTAGGATTGTCGGTAGCGCTCGGCTTACCTTGGTGATTGTCAGTAGCGCCCGGCGTACTGGCAGATAAAGATTTGAGAAGTTTTCTGCGCTCTGAGCGTGGTGTATTGGCCTTGGCCAGCAGCGCATCGAGTTTTCGCAGCGCTGCTGCAGGGCTTTCGTCCCCATCGGAAATTTCATCCGCGGACAGAAGCCGGTCAGCAAAACCTTTCTCGACCGCATCGTTACCGCCGATGTACGTTTCGTTGTCCATCATTGCTGACACGGTCTCGGCATCAAGCCCGCTGCGCGCGGAATAAATATCCTGCATTGCCCGGTCGAAGGGCTCCATGTCCTGAGCTGCGCGCGCAAGGTCAAGCCTGTTTCCTACAGCGACTACCCAACAATTGTGGATCATGAGAAACGCGCCGCGCCCGATCTGCACCTCGTCACCGGCCATGGCGATAATCGATGCGGCAGAAGCGGCGATGCCCAGCACCTTTACGGTGACTTTGCCGCTGTATTCTCGCAGTTGGTTATAGATTGCCAGCCCTTCGAACATGTCACCGCCCGGCGAGTTGATACTCACCGTGACGTCTTCCCCGTTCATTGAGCGAAGAGCGCCAGCAATTCGGTTAGCGGTAACACCCTCCCCCCAGTAATCAGAACCAATGACATCGAAAATAGAGATCGTGTTGTCGGTGCTGTTGGCAGCCTTAATGCCACCGTCCCAGCGATCTAAAGCGGCCGGTGATAGCTCACTGGTGACTTTCGCGCACGGGCGCCCCTCCGGCGCTGCCGGAAGATTCTTTAATGACATGGGTTGGCTCCTAAGCCGCCTTTTTCAGCGGGGAATGTTCGAAAGAAATATCGGGGAACAGTTGGTTATGGAGCTCGAGCAGTGCGTTCGCTCTGGCTGCCTGGTTGTTTTGGCGTAAATCTTCAAGTGCGGTGAGGTTCAGTTGCACGGTGTAAATGTCGCCGCCCGGGATCGGAGGCAGATTTTCCAGCCGGCGGACGTCGTTGCGGCTCATCCAGCCATTCTGCAAAGCCGTGGTGTAATAAGCCGCGCGCCCGGCGCTGTCAGCGCGAAGTAAACCTTCCACAGAGAATTCGGCAAAATAATCTTCATCATTACCCAGTAGGCAGCGCCCTATCTCCTGCTCGATATTGACCAAAAGCGGGCGCAGCGTGTTAGTCAGGAATAAAAGGTTCATGCCTTCAACGCTGGATGCCCAGCTGCTTTGCTTGGTCATATGCCCGACCATAAACGGTGGGATCCGGAACCAGCGGCAGATTTCTTCAATACTGAAGGAACGGCTCTCCAGCATCTGCGCCGCCTCGGGGTTCATCGTTACCCCCTGATAGGTCATGTCGCCTTCAAGCACCATGACCTTACCGGCATTCTTTGATCCTACGAACGTGTTCAAGTTTTGCTTTAAACGCGCTCTCTGTTCTGGGTTTATATCGCTCTTAGCGCTGATGAACCCTGAGTTCTGTATGCCGTTTTCAAAGATTTTCGCAGCAGATTCTTCAACCGCCATGGCCGAACCAATAACATCCCGCCCGGCCATCATCGGCATCATGCCGCAGACGCCGTCCAGTCCGAACCCGCGGATGTGCATCATGTTTTTCACGGGGATATCGCGCTGCCCGTTTTTATCGGTATAGGTGTACTGCAGTTGCCCGTTATCGAGGCGCTTAACAACCATGTTTTGAGGAAGAAGTGGGTTAAGACCAACAACCTTTTGCCCGATCATCAGCTTTTCGATGAAGGCATTACCCCGCATACAGATACTGGCCACCAGCATCAGCATGAATCTGGACGGCGTCATTTCTCCATTTGGCTGTTTACAGAGCACTTTATAGGCCGGGTGATCGGTGGCCAGAGCGCGCGAACCGTCCTTTTCCCGCTTATAGACTTTCAGTGGCAACGTTGAGACTGATTCGCTCAGCAGCCGCGCGCAGGCCCAGACAGCTGACAGCATGATCGCCTTATCGACGGTCACCGTTTTACCGCTGCTGCTGGTACCCATCCACTCCTGCCAAAACGTGCCGGTAGTCAAACTGATAGGTACACCGAGCCAATTTAAAAGGGCGCTTTTTACACGCCCCGGTTGTTTTTTGGATTTCATCAGACACCTATCATTATCGGATCTTCAAAGAAGTCGGTTAAGTCCTGCTTATCATCACCACCGTTGACGAGTAACCGGCTTTTGGCGGTGAACAGCGCCACCGGCCCATCGATTTTATTTTCCGGCGTTGATTTATTCGGGAACACGTTGTCGTTTTTGTCAGGCTTAACGGTGACGTTTGACATCATCCACGTCATGACGGGGTTGCCGTCGTGGTGGATCTTGCTGCCGTAGACGTCGGCCTGAACTGACTTCATGGATTCAGACAGGTTTTTTACCGTCTGGGCAACTTCGACCAGCGGTAATCCCTCTTCGGCCAGCGCCAGGCTAAACTGGGTTGCGCTCCACGGGTCGAAGGCTATTTCTTTCAGGCTTTCACCTTTCACCCAGGCTTCAACCTCGGCTTTGATATAGCCGTGATCGATAACGTCACCATCGGTTAAATCCAGATATCCGGCATCCGCCCATTTCCGGTAGAGCTCAGAAATATGCTTCGGCGCGGTTTCCAGTCGCCCTTCGGGGATCCAGAATTTCGACTTGGTATGAGTGTGACCATTGGGTGCCAGCCACGTTTTAACCGCGGCGCAGATGTCTATCTTGTTGGCTAAGTCGATACCCACCCAAAGCGGCCAGTTGACCAGCTCTTCATCCGGAGCGATGTCGCCGCACTTATCCCAGCGGGCCATATCCATCCAGGCGCTTTCAGCGGTCACCCAGATATTGAGGTGCTTGGTGAAAAAGTTCGGACGCGCCGCGATCTGTTCTTTCGCTTTTTTCGCCAGACGGCGCATGTCGTCCCAGCGCTTACAGATCCCAAGCCCCGGATTTGCCTTCGGCCAGTTCTTTTCATCGAACGGGTCGTCGTCCTCATCCAGCGTGTAAATCATCGCGAAGTATGTGTCGTCCTCCACCACACCCCGCAACACCTTTATGGCGTAATCGCGCTGTTCAAAACAGATGCCTTCTTTGTTGGAGCCTGCCGTGGTGATTGCGAAAAGCAGCGATTGCAGACGCGCGCCAGTCGCTGTTTCCAGTACGTCCCAAACGTCACGGGTTCGGTGAGCGTGAAGCTCATCGACAATGCCGCAGTGAATATTCAGGCCGTCGAGATTATTCGCGTCGCTGGAAAGCGGCTCAAACTTGGAGGCGGAGCGCTCCTGGTGAATGTTGAGTTTTACATGACCGAACAAACGGCCCAGCGAACGGGGCGCTTTTTTGATCATGTTTTTGGCATCGTCAAAAACGATACGCGCCTGGTCGCGCGTCGTGGCCGCCGAATAAACCTCCGCGCCCCCCTCGCCGTCCGCACCGGTCATGTACAAGCCGATGCCGGAGGACAACGTAGACTTGGCGTTTTTGCGCGCCACCTCGTCATATGCGGTTCTGAAACGGCGCACCAGTATGGTGTCTCCGTCCTCATCAAGCATTTGCTCGCCGGTCATCTCGTCGATAAGCGGGATCACGAAGCCAAACAGGTTAATCAGGATAAAGACGTGCCATGCCATAAGCTTTATCGGCTTACCGGCCAGCGCGCCTTTGACGTGGGGAACAAAATCATAAAAGTCGAGAACGTGTTGGGCGCGATCCTCGTTAAAGTAGATGCCGCGCTCCGGCCCATGCTCTAAATCGTTAAGGAATCGTCGGCACGCAAGGCGTACCAGTTCGCCAGCAACAATCTCGCCAGCCAGCACGCGCTCTGCGTACTGAATACCTTCCGAAACGGTTGCCATTCATCATTTGCGCTTTTTCAAAAATTCTTCGAGTGGGTCGGCTTCCCCTGCACCATCGCTGCTTACCTTGCTGCGTGAAGCCGGTGTCATGCCGAATTCTGCCATCATGCCGCGTAGGCGTTTCCAGGCATCTGCCATCATTCCAACCCGCGGATGAGCTTTAATCAGAGTGTCGCCTGTCATCGTCTTTGTTTTGTAGGTCTCCCCCTCCTCATCCAGAATGTCTCGGTGACTTCTCCATTCCACATAAGCACCGATCAACAATTCAAGTGCCATTCCATCGAGATGCGTGATCACGTTGGAACCATCCAGCTCTTCACCGATCCGCTTGAACCAATACTTCTCTTGCTTATTGAAATGCTTCGGAACTGGGGGTACCCCTGACGGAGGTTTTGGCTCTGTCTTGTTTATTGCGCGTTTTGAAGGGTTCCCCTTGATCAAACGCAGATTCGTTGGGGTTCTCGGTGGTCCAGACATGATAGAAAACTCCTATTAATCGCGATTGGGGATCCCCATGAAAAAGGTTTCCAACCTGCGGGCGCGTAACAAAAACTTAGGCGGCGGTTCGGCAGAGCATGGGCTCTGAACTTTTTGCCCGCCCCTCCCCCGCAAATGAGAATAGATATCATCCGAGGCGGTCGCGCCCAGTTTTCTTTCGGTGGCACGGCCAGCACAGGCTCTCAAGGTTGGATGGGTCATCTGTCCCGCCTTTTGCCTTTGCAAGAATGTGGTCGACTGTTGTCGCAGGTACTGGCTTGCCCTGTCGTTTATGTTCCTGGCACAGGTGCTTATCTCTCGCAAGGATGAGAGGACGAAGCTTGTCCCAGTTGGCACCATACCCGCGCTCCTGTCTGGTCTTACCCTGCTGATGGTTCTCCCATCCGGTATTGATGTGCTCAGGGCAGTAGCCAGAACGGTCAATGGTAGTGTGACGACACCCATGCTTGCGGCATGCGCGTGGTATGCGAGGTGGCATGGCTTCTCACTTATGTCTGAACCAGCTGGCGCCGGTTCGCTCGAATCGTTTGAACACCGTGTTGACCTGCTGCCCGTGCTGCAGCCGGTCGCGGAAGAACGTCAGCGCCGTATAGTTGAACAGGCCCATGTCGCTATCACCGACGGTCACCGCCTTGCGGTAATGCACATCGCTCACGTTGTCCGCCCAGTAACGCAGCATCTTCGTAATGAACGCGATCACCACGTCA